CCCCTGTCGCTGTAATTGGTGCCCGTATGCAACCAGAGAAGTAGAAGCAGAGGCGAAACCCCAGTTTTCTTCTTGTTCTTCCTGATACTTACGAGCCTGTCTCTTATCCTTATAACGTGGTTGAGGTGAGACACTCCAACCATCTCCACCAAAAATAGAGGAGAGAGGATCGGATTCCTCAGACACGGATTGGTCTGAATAGCGACTATGTTTACCGCTATGGACTCTGGCTTCTGCCATGCCGCATAACGCAAACATAACAGATGCCGCCAGGGCGGTTAGAATAATCTTCTTCATAATAGTACCTTTCTGTTATGCATAACCGCACACAATACTCCACACAGGGTTAAAAAGAAATAAATTGTGGGGAGTTTGTTTGCCGGCGAGGGCTGCGAGGTTATGGGTTAAATGCCATCGTCCAGTACCTTCGTGGTCCGATGGCCACCACTCACCAATATGACTGGTGAGTGGAATATCTATTTAGGCGCCAAGTATTCTCCATTAATAAATTTTTCAGGATTAACATTTAAACCTTCAAAGTATTGTTTTAATATTGTTCCAGGGTGTGGAAAAAAATCAGGGTATCCTCTTGTGCCATTTTTATAATCAACATATTGGTGACAAAAATTTATCCATTCAGTTGATTTTAATAAGTATTGTCTGGATTCATAATTAATTTTTCTCCAAAATTCGCTGTCTAAAATATTACCTGAATAATTAGTGAGAGTTATCTCATAAAATCTTTTACAAAAGTTTGTATGTAACTTATTATACTTTTCTTCGAAAGGTAAATTTAAATCGGTAAAAGGTTGTATTACATTTATTATATGAGGGTTTGAAATATTTAATATTCCAAACATTATATATAAAGAAAAATTATAATACATATGTAAAGGTATACCTTGAATAGGTTCATAAAAATATAATTTATTACCCATGCATATAACTCTACCATCAACCGCTTTTTTCACACTATAAGAAGGCCAATATAACTCTTTCACATTATCGATAGGAAGATTCTTATTCAATTTTTTAAAATGCTTTAAAGCCTCTTCTTTATCAGTTATATCTTTGTTATAAAGATAACCAAATGCTTTTCTATTTCTGGTGTTTATACCAAATTGCCAACCATTTTTATGAAAAATGACTTCTGAATATGGATGGGTGTATTCTTTTTCATGACGAAATAATAATACAGAATTAACAGTTTGGAATTTAGGAAAATTATATTTACCTGAATTAAATTCTTCTTTTGTAGGAAATCCTCTACAATCAAATACATAATCGAATATATATGAGTTACTTTCTCCATGAACTATCGCATTATTATCATTTTGAGATATAAATTTAACATTATCATGTATTTCTAATAAATTATTAAACAATTTTTTAATCGTTTTGAAAACAAAATCACTAAATTTTTCACTACTTACATGTGCAGCCGCAGAATATGACATATTATTGTAGTTAACATCAAACATAGAGTTTTGATTATTTTCCCATGTATGCCTGGCACCAATTCTTAATAAAATTTCCATTTCTTCTAGTTGTTGAATTTTTTGCAAAGAGAGAGACGATAATACATTCATAAAAAGTGTAGGACTTAAACTCTCACCTACAGAAATTTTTGGTATATTAGGATTACTAATTACAGATATCTTTATATTTAAAGGTTCCGATTTATTATAATGTTCCTTATAATGATTAATAATATTGAAAATGGATAAAGCACAACAAGCCGCAGCCGATCCTGATCCAATGATACCAATATCAAATTTCATCAAATACCCTTTTCTTTATTTAATTGTGCCTCAAATACTTTGTATAAACCGGTGATGGTATCGGAGTTATAAACAACCTCATCCATCATAGCAAGTAAACATACTGTATCATCTTTTGCTGCGGTAATAGCAATACTAGCACCACTAATCCAAATGGTTTCAACAACCTTTTCTTTATTGGTCATATTGAGAAGAGGAAAGAACTTCTTATCCTCAAAGGTTTTAACCACGGCCTCTTTCTTATCACAGACCAGTTTTTCTTCTATCTGTTTAGGTGTTTCTTTAGCAGTAGCCCATGTAAGAGGTATAGCAAGTAAGCATCCTACTAGAGCAGCACTCATAAATTTAAAAAAACTCATCCTGTTTCTCCAATATCTCTCACAAATTCTGGTGTGCCGATAAAAGTCCAACCACCATCTATTTGATATTTTAAGTTAATTATTCTACCGTTTATATGTTCGAGAAAGAACCAAGAAAGCACTCTTGGATCCATTCTTTGGCCTAATTCTACCAATTGTAAGTAAGAATGACCTTTTTCTTCTCTTCTGGTGATTAGAACTTTGATAACATCTGGTTTCATCCACGCAGGTATATCATCATTACTTAACCATTGACACTTGAAAACTTTACAGGGGTCTTCCGGTCTGTTTTCGTATATAGTGCATCCTTTATGCCCCATAAAATGACAAGGGCGGCCTGGTGAGAATGATTTACCATGTGCCTCACCAAATAACCACCCTTCACAACATGCGGTGCAACCATCACAATTTCTATTCATACTTTGTCTGGACCGAATTACAATAACTTACCAGTTTACCCTCTGTATGTCCACTCTTATACTTTGTAATCATCTTTTTAATAGACGGCGTTAGTAAATCACTAAAACCATCTTCAATCTGAATACCTTCCAAGACCTTGTATTCATAAAGTTTAAAGGTCTTGATATACTCACGTTTAGCCATTTCCTCATCTTCGGCATCAATAATCATAATTGCCTGGATTTGACCTTCTTTATTCTGTTTATCTGTAGTGATGGTATAATAGCACATTAATTAAGCCCTCTTTAAAAAATTACCAACCGAAATCATCTTCCTCAATAACCGTTGCACCTGGACTATTCTTAATAATTACATTCTTACGGACTGGTGCCTGACGAGGATAAGCATACACAGGAGCAGCATAACCATAACCATAAGGAGCATATGCCTGAGCAGCAAGGGCGCCGCCAATCATACCACCAACGAGGCCTGCACCAAGCATAGCACCACCATAACCCCAACCGTATCCACCGTAACCCCAACCGCCGTAACCATATCCACCATATCCACCCCAAAACTGTGCCTTTGCTGGAGCAGCGGCAGCCATACTAATTCCGATAGCAGCAACAATTGCGATAATCTGCTTTTTCATGTCCGATTCCTTTTCTATTCCGAACTATACATATATCCTACACTAAGGAACATGTTTTGTCAATCGTTTTTTATCTTATTGATTTTATCTAAGATTGTCTCTGGTTCCAAGATTTCCTTTAGTCTTTTGATCTCGGAATGACAAATCGCCTTAGACGGGTCCTTCCAATCGAAATCGTAGGCCAGTCTAAGGCGTGTTTGCCATTCCTTTAATTCTGCTTGGAGTTTCTGCTTTTCTTTAAGAACACTAAAATCTACAACGGACATATTAATCACCCCCGTTGTGCTATTTAGTGTTATTTTTTTTCATCTTTTGTAGGAGCAGCAAAATATCCAGGGTAATAGGAGTTTTCTGTGTGATGATTAGCAGCAACGTGGGCACCACGTAGGCCTGATCTTAAACCTATTAGGCCCATTGTAGATGCTGCGGCACTATAACCATAGTTTTCATAAGTTTCACTCTTATACTCGGTAGCAAGTGCTGGTGTGGTGAGTAGCGAAACTGTTAGTAGGGCAATAATCTTATTCATTTGCTTTCCTTTCAGTTGTTTGTCTCCTAAAATTAGCGAGACAATTTATGCTGCAATGCAACATACTCCATTATATAGGCTTAAATATATTCACCTACCCCCGCAGGGTGACCTACGTACCAATAGTGATCGTAAATCAACCAATACCGTGGAGGGTTATACAGGTATTCTGGTGTCTTATCTTCCGAAAAATTATCACCGACCAAATCTTTTCTTACAAAGAAGGCATTAGCACCAGTAATGTTAGTGCCGACAAGGTCGTATCCTTTTCTATCAGCAACCTCATTTATAGCCTTAAGGCTTGAACCCATGTAATCTGTACCATCCCATCTGTAGTGTGTGTTATATACAGGAACTCTAATTGCGTTGGCAGGCCACTTGGCATTATACTCTATACAGATAACCTTTGGTTTAATCTCTAAGGCCTCAAGCAGGTGTATATCCATACCATCTACATCGATAGAAAGAAAATCGAGGTCTTGTGGCACTCCAAGAGAATTAAAATTTTTGTTAATATTCTCTTTTGTGATTTGACCGATAGCAACTCTAAGTTTATCTTTTTTAATGAAAGAGATGAAACTATTGTGAATTGATGATGACTTTGACGAATCAGCCTCAAACCAATAACCAACCCAATTTTTATGGAGAAGATAATGGGTATTACATTCCATACCATTCTCTAAACCAATTTCAGCAAATGTACCGCTGAATATACCAAGGCGATAAAAGATTTCTTCGATGATTCCGTCTTCATCACCTTGGCTATACACCTTATTGCCATATGGTTCAAGTCGCTTATTGTTTTCTTGAAACCAGTAAGACTTGATGGCATCGATTTCCTGACGGGCCAAGTAAGCATTATTTCTTTGTAGATATGACTGGTCCATTATTATCACCTTTTAATAGTTTAATCAGTTCGTTAATAACATCATCTTCTTGTTTATAATCTGTCACTCTATAATCATATTCTAAAGGAGGTTCAAATATTTTATTTGTGTCGTTGAATCTACCTTCTTTAATAGTATCTATCCATACAGTTATATCAGGTTTAAACACTTGACGGAGATGTTCTGTAGGGCAAACGAAATCACAAACACAATGGTACCCCAGTTCATTCATACATAGTTTGGCGAATAAGGCCATTCTTTCAGCCTGTCTTAATCTACCGGCATCAGAAAAATCCCAATCGCCATAGAAGTTTCTTACAACATCGGCATTATAAGCATCTATATGGAAAGGGCAGGCATCAACCAACTTTTTAGTGAAAGTTGTCTTACCTGCCCCAGGTAATCCCATTACAAGGATTTTATATTTTTCCATATTTCCATTCCACTATGATTATTTAATATTTCTTGAGGTATTATGTTATTTCTTTTTTCAAAAGATACCTTTTCTCTGACATGATGTAGTCCGTGTGAATTAATTCGTTCATCAAAAGATGAATGGTTTTTCAAATTTTCTATTTTATTAAAATCATGTTGAAAATAAGGTTCTTGTATATGTTCATATATAGATTTCATAACCGTCTCCGGATCTGAAACTAATAAATCATATTCTATTATAATGGCGTTTGAAATATTTTTATGTATTAATTCTTTTAAACAAATATATGGTTGCCAAACTAGATTCATATATTCATCACAACGAGTATAGATATTTGAAGAATATTGACTATTACAAAAAGTGGATTTGTTTGATAGGTTTTTAATAGAAATTCTTTCAAAAGAATCCAATATCCAACAAATATCTCTAACAGTTACAATAATTTTAAAATCAGGATATATATTTTTTAAAAGATTGGTTCTTCCTGTCCATAATCTATTGTGATCAAAATGAACTCCTTCTCCCTCATGACATGATTCTAAAATTGATCTAAAAATATTTTCTATTTTACCTTCAAAAAACTGTTTATTTGAACCTGGAAAATTGACAATATCAATGATACTATCAAAAAATTGACAAGTAGGAACGGTCATATCAGTGTGAAATCTAGGATTCTGATTCAGTATTGCGGATAAAAGTGTGCTTCCGGACCTTGGTAGTCCGGAAGTAAATACTATTTTTTTCAATTTAATCTCTCTACGGTCACCGATGATGTCGATCCCATACCGATAGCCCTAGCAGCACCGTAAGACAAGTCAAGATGACGACCGCGGACAAAGGGTCCTCTATCATTAACGGTAACATTCACGCAACCCCTATGACAGACACGGAGAACCGTGCCAAATGGATAGGTCCTGTGGGCGCATGTGTAGGCATGAGGATCGAAAACTGCTCCCGACGCCGTGTGTCTGGATAACTTTTCGCCGTGACCATAAAAGGAAGCAACCATATGACTCCCACCAGAAGCACGACCAAACCAATCGCTCCCAGTATCAGTAGTGTTGTTTGAAACAGTTCCCTTACCATGCTTACCTCTTGTCACTTTCTGTTGTGGTTGTTGCCCGCCAAAGGCACCATCGAAAAAATCTGATAACGGATCGGCAGCGGCCGAAGTTGTCAATGTAATAAAAATGGCCGCAGCCGATACAAACTTATTCATATTAAACCTTTCATGTTAATGGTGCCGGCAGGAAGATTCGAACTCCCGACCTGATGATTACAAATCAACTGCTCTACCAACTGAGCTATGCCGGCGTCGGAGTAGCTGGATTCGAACCAACGACCCTCTGCTCCCAAAGCAGATGCGCTACCAGGCTGCGCTACACTCCGTATTAAAACTCTTTACGTGTTTGATTACACTCGAAGGTATACCAACCCTCGGCACGAAACGCATCAATGATACGGTGACGATCATCAAAGATTGCGCCAACCGTATAGTTAGGATGACGCTGCAACCAAGTCCTGATAATGCTAACCTTCATCTTATCATCATCACCACGAAAACCTAAAGGTCGCATATACATATGGTCATTTGAGATCCATGGAATATGACGATTTAGCCACTCTAATGTTTCGTCACGGAAACGTTCATCACGGGCCGTAACAATAATCACAGCATCACCTGGACGATCATTAGCAAGAGCATGTAGAACATCAATCACAGGCTGATATGGTTCATCTTTATGTTGTTCCTTAAAAAAGGCATTCCATTCCTTTTTGCCATCAAGGTAGTGCATACGATGACCATTATCGGCTAAAGTTCCGTCAATGTCAAATACCCATACTTTATTCATCTTTTCCTTTATCCTTTCTGATTATGTTGTATTATAACATAAGGAAAAAATGTTGTCAAGTTTACATTCCGAACTGTCTCTTTACGATAGCAACAGCCTCTTCAAATGCCGCTTCAACACTTTCATCAGATACACCTTCACCAAGGATGATCTTCATAGATGCAATTGCTTCTGCTTTTGTTTGTTCTGAAATCTGAAACATGATATATCTCCTTATTGACTTGATAACATATTAATGTCACTAGCAATAAATCCAATGACGATAGTAATAGCAAAAAATATGGCCATGCGGAAATATGCCTGGCGTTTAAGTTGTTCTGGTGTTAAATCACTCATTTTTCCTCCCGTGTAATTGGTGATCTCGGTAGGACTCGAACCTACGACCTGCGGTTTAGAAAACCGTTGCTCTATCCGGCTGAGCTACGAGACCGTTAAGAAAACTCTGCGGCAAAAGCATCATTGATATTTGTTTGTATAGGAACTTTTCTTAAGATAAAAGAAGGCGTGAATCCAGCAAATGCTTTTCCTTTTTCCATTTCTGTTGCTCTTTGTATAGCATCTTCTTCAAAGAAAAAAGAATCCACGATATGGCCTGTCTGTAACTCATATACATGCCAAAGCAACATATCATTCTCATCAAACTCAGCATAATGTTTATATAGTTTCATACCTTCAATCCCTTAAACTTATTTTTACCACCATCAAACTGTCGAGGAATGGGTTTCACTTCTTCCTGTCCTGAGTCCGCAAGATCCTGTGCTGATTGTTCTACATCATACAGTTTCATTTTACTTTTGTCAATACCAATCACAAATCTTTTATTCAACGAAGGATCATTATATCTATTCTTCAACTGTTTCACTTGAACCTGTTTTAATTGTTCCATAGTTTCATTTGTAATCATAGCAACAAAGAAATCGGCCGTCGCAGGGAGACCAAACGACTCGGAAGTATCTGTCATATCTGGATCAGAACTACCATATCCTGACCTTGTTAATTGTGTTGCAGACCACACCGGTACGTTATATTCGACGGCAAGGCCTCGCAGTTCTTCGGCAATGGCTTTAATGTAAGTATAGCTATTGACACCATTGCCAGGCTTAATCCTACTACTCGCACTAATGTTGAGGTAGTCGACCATAATGGCATCAGGAACAAAGTTCTTTTTAAGGTTAAGTTCATTTAGCAAACTCCTAAAGTGAACACAAGAGGCACTTGCTGTTGGATATTCTTTGACAATTAACTTACCATTTGTCTTTGCTTTTAGATTATCAATCTTCTTTTGATATAAGTCTTTCGGCAGGTTCATCAAGTCGTCAAAGGTTATATTCATAAGGTTGGCATCAATTCTTTTTGACACCTCTTCTTCAGCCAACTCTAAGGTTATATAGAGGACATTTTTACCTTGATTAAGATAGCTAGAAGTAAGATGACACAGAAAAAGAGACTTGCCAACGCCAACACCTGCCATAACCACATTAAGAGTTTTTCTAGGAACGCCGTTCTTGGTAATTTTATTGAAAAAGTCCAAATCAAAAGACAACTTTTCTTGAACTCTGTGATAGTATTCATAACGATCATCGGATTGTTCTAGATAATCATGTCCAACATTAGGATCAAAAGAGATGGAAAGAGCATCAGAAAGTAGGGAAGGTATTGCGCCTTTATCGAGTTTTCCTTTTCCATTCATAATCTCCAAAGAATGAGTGATAGAATTATATATAGCCTTTTCTTGGCAAAACTTTTCTGTGGAATCGGTTAACCAATCCAGATTTGTCGTAATTGTGTCGGCATCAAGTTCTTTTAGTGTCTCTTTGATATTCTTTACAGTATCATCGGTTGTACCACGAAGATTATCAACCTCGATTTCCAAGGCATCAAATGTTGGTTGCTGATTATACTTTAGGATAAAACCGGCCACTTCTTTGAAAAGTAGCCGGTCTTCCGTATTACCAAAGTATTCTTCTTTAAGAAACGGAAGAACTTTCCTCGTGTAGGTCTCGTTTTTTATCAGATTCTTTAGTATTGTTTGTTCCAGTCTCAAGTTCACCCTCCGCATCGGCCATCTCTAATAGCATGGCATTAAGAATAAGACCTAACATTGTGTTAAATTTTACATTCTTTCTTAATGTCATCATAGACAAATCATTTGTCTTTATAATTTCATAATCATATCCTATCCGTGGAATATCATTCTCGTCCACACGGAATGAAACTGTGGTATAATTATACACCACTCCTGCGAAAGGGTCAACCATTATTTCAATTGGTACTGTTGAACCTTCTTTCTTTTCATCAAAGAGGTCATCTCTAAACTTATAATCAATCCCCGCCTCCATCTTCTACCTCCACTAGATTAGTTTTACCATACATAAACTCTGCTTCACAATGCTTATCAATTTCCATGAGGATTTCTGATGTGAAGTATTTCTCAGGATCATTTTCAATCTGACTTTCAAATGCCTTAGAACCATCTGGTAATTCAATACGAGTTGATACCTTCTTGAAAACACCAAACTTAATGGCAAGGTCAAGTAGGCCATAATATGGATCAAGGCCGTGAGAATAGTTCAATCGGGTCTCTACCTTCTTATTCTCAATTGTCATACGAGACTTTTTAAGATTAGCGGTAATGATAGCACCTGAAATAGAACCATCTTTCTCCTTGTCTTTCTTCTTTGACAGGAAGATAATGGTAGATGCAGCATACTCAAGACCAGAACCACCACCCATTTTCTTCATCGGTACATATGAACCAACAACATCATAAACATGGTTAGTGACAATTAATGGCACCTTCGCTTTACCTAATTTGAGAGTAAGAACACGGAAGGCGCCACGAACCAATTGGGCCCGTGTCATATCTCTTGTATCTTTACCATCGGCAATGTCTTGCATTTCTTTATCGGTTGATAGATTACCAAGAGAGTCGAGAACAAACATCATAGGTAGTTTATCACCTTTTTGTTCCATATACTTGTCTAGGATTTTTACTGCTTGGGTCCGAAATTGCTGAACAGTAGCCACAGGAACAATAGCAAACCGCTTAGTATCAATACCTCTGTCGGTAAGGAACTGCTTTGAAATGGCCGACTCGGATTCAAAGTAAAAAACATATCCATTTGGATGATCCTCTAAAAACTGATAACAAACATTTAATGCATAAAAGGTTTTACCAACTGATGGTTCACCAGCAAATGCTGTGACTTTGTTTTGTGGAAGACCTCGGAAGATAGATCCTGATAACAAGGCGTTCATGGCATATGATCCAGTGCCAATATATCCTGTAACGTCGCCAGCATCTACACCGTCATCGGCAATACCAGCGTATTCGTTGTCGGTCTCGGCCAACAACTGATTGAAGATATCATTCATAAGTTTCTCCTTATTTTATTACAATTAGGCAATCTCGCCTAAAGCATCTTTATCTAAATCACCACGATTAACATAATTTTGTTTAAACCAATCTTGTAAATCCTTAAATCTTCCAGGTTCCCATGTTCCCATATTTTCTATATTAGCATCAATATAATCCTTACCCCATGTATTGGTGAGCATGTGCTTTGTTTTATGTGAAGGACAATAAGTATTACAAGTTGGATTATACTGCTCTTTTGGTAAAATGGCAACAGGTCTATTATATCTTAAAGTAAATCTTGTTAGCATATAACATGCCGTCGTATCCTTGATATAGAAATCCTGTGCTAATGCTTTTCCTTCTTTAACATCTGGTGTATCTGGATAATTATAAAATGTCCTTTTGATTTCATCCATTAAATCAATCCAGAAAGGATCACCAGGTTTTGAGGCCATCATACAATTCTGGATAAACTCATCATGCATACAAGATTCCAACAATACAAAATCTTGGTCCTTAATGTCCTCATAAAAGTTCTGATAGCAATACATATCAAGGTCGTGATAGATTCCACCATACTTGTGTAATAAACAGTATTCGGCTAAATCAATCTTCATAATATGAAAGGGAAATGATTGATATAGATCCCAGTATTGTGGATAATCGTCTCTAACCAACTCTTCCAATTCTTCATCGGTCCAATCAAAATAAAAATAATCTCTTTTTGGAAACTGTTTTTCCCATGATTTAATACAGTGGTTCCAAACTGGATGCCATTTTGATTTGTCCGTAGGACCAGTTGAATGAATAAGCTTAGGTATCATGCCACTTCCTTAAAATGTTGTTGTAATTCAGGAGATAGTTTCTCCAATATATGTCCTGGAATACCAACTCTTACTATATTCGCTAACTCTACTATATTATTAGGTGTGATAATACTCTCATCAGGAGTAAACTCATATAAACGAGCAGGTGAGTGTTTATGTTTATTATCCTTCTTCGTCGTCATAATATATTTTCTCCTTTAGTATATCAATATGTTCTGGTTCATCCTTAACCAATTCAGCCCAGTGGTCTCTTTTTTTGTTTAGTATATGTACCGCTTTTAAGGCTTTTTTATAAAATTGATTATTTGAAACGTGAGACTCGATTGCGTTTTTTTCTGTTGCAAAATAATTTAGGCCTGATGCAATTGCATTTATTCCTGAGTTATCAAATCTATAATCTATTAGTCTTGATAAAAATGTTCTTGTAAAAGAATCTTCGATCTTATCGGTATCGTAAATTTTTGGTGAATATACTCTTCTACCGACATCTTTCCAGTATTCTGTATCATCTCGGTGTGAGAGAGCATAATGTAACGCTACAAATTCTGAAAATCCTTTAAACATAGTTTTACATTTATGCGTATAGGAATCTTTATCAATCTGACTTACATAAAATTCATCTTCATCTCTACCTAATATACGAATTAGTTCTGTTAAAAACATATGAACGCTATAGAGACCATTACTTTCGAGAGGCTCAATAAATCCTGCCGAGAGTCCTATCGGTACAACATTTTTCTCCCACAGTTTATTATAACAGCCTACTCTAAACTTCAGTTTACGAAAGTTTAGTTCTCCATTAAGTAAACTTTTAGATCGTAAATGGTCTTTAAATTCTTGTAATGCACCTTCATCATCAATATACTTATCTGAATAAACGTATCCGGTTCCCATTCTACTCCAAACAGGAGTATTCCACACCCATCCATTACCGATAGCATGACAATCTGTGTATGTTACGAGTTGTTTTCTTTTATTTGTGTAGGGAACTTGGACGGCCCATGCTGAATTGTTCGGAAGAATATCACTTAAAGACATAAAGGATACATTTAATTTTTCATATAATACTGCTTTAAACCCTGTGCAATCAATAAATAGATCGGCGCTAATCTTTTGTCCATTATCTAATTGTAAATACTCTATACCATCATCATTAAGTTTGACATCTTTAACCTCAGCAAGAATATTTTTTACACCTTTTGGCATAGCATAATCTGATTTTAACCATAGTGCAAACTTTACCGCATTAAAATGATAAGCACAATCACTGTCAAATCTATAATTAGGTAATAAATTATTTTTATCCGAAACTTTATTTTGATTAACAAGTGCCATAATAGGATAAACACAATCGGCATAATCACTAATTGGCGTTTCTGGATAAAACATTTTTTTTAAATACCAGTCATTTTTGTCGAATGCATTTCCTTCAACATTTATACCACCAAAAGGATAGTGAAATGAACCAGCACCTTTTTTATAAAAATCTGTAAATCTGATAGAGAGTTTATATGTGGCATCACAATGCTTCATAAAATCTTCGTCTTTAATACCTAAGAGGTTTAGCCATCCATTAATGAAACCTAATGTTGCTTCACCAACACCGACAGTAGGTATATTAGGACTTTCTATGAGTGTTATATCTCTACCAGATAATCTTGCAATAAGAGTAGAGGCTGTCATCCAACCAGCAGAACCACCTCCAACAATTACAATCTTTTTAATCTTCTTACTCACGAAAAGAAATCCTCTAAACTTGAAACCTTTTCAGTTTTCCATCCAATACTATCTAATATGATTTTGAGAGGGTCGAGAAATGCCTTCTCAAACTGTGTATCATAATCGATATATTTAGACAAGGCAAATTCTTCTGGTATGCCGCCTTGTGGGAATGATATAACATTTGATTGAATGGTGTTTGGTTCTTTAAGGAAGATGAACTTTAGTTTCTCACCATTCTGTATCAGTGGATACTTAGTATCAAGATTATTGTTGCGTAGAAAATGATTATATACAAGAGCACCGCGAACATGAATAGGGGTGCCGCTTCCGTAAATAGTTTTCTTATCTGCATACTTAACAAGTCCGTTAAGACCACGAGGAAAAGCAATGTCTGCCAAAGGCAGAGTTTCAAATTCACTACGAAATACCTGAATGAAAGATTGAATAGCGGTTTCATCCTTGTCAAAAATAACATCAATTGCCTCTCTTAGTTT